TCAGCCACGGTCGTGGCACCGGATGCTGTATCGCACCACGCCCCACACCAGCAGCTCGTCGCCTTCGAGGATGTACCGCGGCGGGTAGTTCGGATTCTCCGCGCGCAGCACCACCTGGTCGCCGTCCTTCGCCAGGCGCTTTACCGTTGGCTCACCGTTGACCGCCGCGATGATGATGTCCCCTGGCACAGCTTCGCTGGAACGATCCACCACCAGCAGGTCTCCATCATGTATGCCCGCGCGGATCATGCTGTCGCCGCCCGAGCGCACCAGATAGGTATGGGGCGCGCGAATCTGCAGGATTTCGTCCAGGGATATTTCACGCTCCAGGTGATCCTGGGCAGGCGACGGAAAGCCCGCCGGCACGCGAAAGGCAAACAGGGGAAGCGGGCGACTGCCCGCCAGCAGGCGCGCAACAACGTCAGGAAGCATGGGAAACGTCCAATTTACTGTATATAAATACAGTAATAGACAAGCCCAGTTTCCTACAATGGGAATGCAGACGGACGGAGGGTACGAAATGTGCGGAAGAGTCGCGCAGTACGACAGCTGGGCAGACCTCGTAGCGATCATGCGGCTGCCCGGGCCGGCGATGCTGAAGGAGCCCATTGAGCCCCGTTACAACGTGGCGCCGACCACCCATACGTTGCTGATGGTCAACGATGAAGGCGCGCTGATCGGCGAACGCGTTAGGTGGGGATGGAGGCCGCACTGGGCCAAGGACAAGTCGGCGCCGATCAACGCCAGAGTGGAGAAGGTTGCGCGCGGACCGTTCTTCCGCGCGATATGGCCGCACCGCGCCGTATGCCCGGTGAGCGGCTGGTACGAATGGGTCGACGAGGGTGGCCCGAAGAAACAACCCTACTTCATCCGTCGACGCGACGGAGCCGCCTGCCTGACCGCCGCCATCGGCCAGTATCCGGCCGGCGACCGAGAACCAGGTGAGCACGATGGCTTCGTGATCATCACCGCCGACGCCCAAGGCGGCATGGTCGACGTCCATGATCGGCGTCCTGTGGTGCTGCCACCGGACCTGGCCGCCGAATGGTTGGATTCAGCGACGACCAAGGAGCGCGCCGAACAGATCGTCCTCCAGCAGGGCGAACCGCCCGAGGCCTTCGAATGGTTCCAGGTCAGTACCGCAGTGGGCAACGTCAGGAACCAAGGCGCGCAGCTGATCGAACCGATCTAGAGGTAGTGCGCCGTGCCCTTCCCGATGGATTTCCACTCTTCCTGCGGAGAGTTCGGCGACAGCATGGCGAAGAGTTCCACCTCCTGCCCTTCCTTCGGCTCGGCCGGCAAAAGCGCTGCATGACGGCCAGCCTGGAGCCCGGGAAACATTTCGGAGTTGGCCGCGACGTGAAACTCCCAGATGCCGTACTGCCCTGCCTTGGTGACCAGACGCTCCAGACTCAAGCGGGTACCACCATTGGATCGAATTCTGAGCATGCCGACCTCCTGTGATCGCGGCCGGCATTGTAGCCTCAGAACAGTCCGCCGAACGCGCCGGGCTCCCAGTTCATGATCACCAGTTCGCCGGTCACCTCGGCCATAGCCTGCCTCTGGTTCGTGTTGCTGTAGCGGATGTCCAGGCGCTCCATGTGAAAGCCTTCGAAGGCCCTTCGGATATCCGGGTGGTCGTTGATGCTGACCATCACTTTGCCCTTGCAGCGCCGCATGAAGTCAGCCATCCGCTCGTACTCAGTGAAGGGGAAATCAACGCCATAGCCTTCCGTCTGCCAGTACGGCGGGTCCATGTAGTGGAAGGTGTGGACGCGGTCGTAGCGCTCCACGCATTCCAGCCAGGGCAGATTCTCCACGTAGGTTCCGGCCAGGCGCTGCCATGCCGCGGACAGGTTCTCCTCGATGCGCAGCAGATTGACCGCCGGGGCGGTGGTCGCGGTACCGAAGTTCTGGCCCGACACCTTGCCGCCGAAGGCGTGGTGCTGCAGGTAGAAGAAGCGCGCAGCGCGCTGGATATCAGTGAGGGTTTCGGGGCGGGTGAGCTTCTGCCACTCGAACACCTGGCGGCTGGATATCGCCCACTTGAACTGGCGAACGAACTCTTCCAGGTGATTCTTAACGACGCGGTAAAGGCAGACGATGTCGCCGTTGAGGTCGTTGAGCACCTCGGTCGGCGCCGGCACTGGCCGGAGGAAGAAGAGCGCGGCGCCGCCGGCAAAGGCCTCGACGTAGCATTCATGGGGCGGGAACAGCGGGATAAGGCGGTCGGCCAGGCGGCGCTTGCCGCCCATCCAGGGGAAGATCGGGTTGGTCATTTTGCAAGCCTTTACTGTGTGGATAAACAGGTGTTAGGCTCGCCCCGCTTCGTGCACGGGGCAGGAGCCTGGGCTGGGCTTGCAGGGATGTTCTGCAGGTTCGGCGTCCGGTGAGGTGTTGCAGCACCCCACCGGTCGCTCCTTTCATTTCGCGCGCTGGGCATCCTGGGTCTGGATGCAGTCCAGCACCTGGTTGGCACAGCTGAGCAGCGCGGCCTCTGTCACATCGAGCGACTCACGCCACTGGTCATTGGCCAGCACCGCCGGACGTGCCGGAAGCGGGCACGCCACCAACGGGCAGGACTGGCGGGCTACGGTAGGCGCCGGGGTCGGTGGTTGCGGGGCGTTCGTACAACCGGCCAAGGCCAGCAGGCACAGGCCCACGCAGGTACTCAGCAACAGCTTGGTCATTTCGGCGTAGCTCCTCGAAGGCCGCACTCTGCGCCCTGGCATTGGTGGACACGGCCTGCTCCAGCAGACGCATCCGCTTGTGGATTTCATCGACTGCCCCGATCTGGCGCTGCTGCTCAGCCAGCACGCCTGCCTGCAGCTCAATCATTTTCTGCGCCTCACCGGCTGCCGCTTCCGCAGCAGCGGCACGCTGCGCCTGCAGGTCGATGCGTGGAGTAAGCCCCCACCACACCAGTCCCGCACCAAGGGCGACCAGCAGCAGGCCACCCAGGATCTGCAACCCCACTTTCGAAAGCAGGCTGGACATGGCTCGCTCCTACGGGACGTCGCGGAAGAAGATGTGACGCCCGATCTTCACCGTCCGCTTGGCGAGCCGCGCCCAGGCCGGCGGCTTCGGCATGCTCGTCGCGTAGTAATGGGTGGCGCCGCCAGTGGGATCGGATTGTTTGCCATCGAGCACCGCAACCGCGGCTTCACGCGCCTGGAGGAACTGTCCGGGCGGGATGTCCTTCTGCCCGCTCAGGTACGGGTAGTTCGGGTCGTTCTTGTTCCAGCAACTGAACTGCGAGGACTTGAGGCAAACACTCTGAATGTCGCGCCCCCACCAGCTCGGTTTGGCTGCCCTGTTCTTGATGGTGTGTCCCACAGCCACCATGCCGGCGAACCCTTCGCCACGCGCCTCGCCCCACAAAGTGCGGGCGAGCACATCCACATCGCGCTCTCTACTCACTGCGACCTCCAGAAACGAAAAAGCCCGCGTATCGGCGGGCTGGGTTGGGTTTTGGTTTGGTAATCTTGAGCCCGCCAACTGGAGGGCTCGCGATGAAGGAACAACGCATGCTGACGGGGCTTCGCGCCCACGTTGAGGAACTACTGAGCGAGGGCTGGCGGATCAGCTCGCGCGAACCGCTGGCCCTCCGTCGCGGGAAGGAACGCCTTCACTATCGGCTCGGCATGCTGATCAGCGCGTAGGAACTGTCACATCGGACGCGCCGCATGCCATGCACCCTTCCCCATTCGCCGCTGAACCTTCGCGCGGTGCGCATTGGGTGCGAGCGGGCGTGCCGCCCTATGGCGTTGCGAATTGCAGAACCAGCACGCTGCAGCGATGTTGCCGGGGGCGTCCGTACCACCATCGCACTTGGCGTGCAGATGCTCGGCAGTGCAGCGAAATACGCGCGCCTGCTTTAGCGTGAGGTGGTGCTCTTGTGCGAACTGTTCGGGAGAGGACTGCCACATTGGGCAACCGCAGTAGGTGCAGCGGCCGGACTGGCGTTGGAAGGCTTTGGTGCGGATTTTCTGGAGGGTCTTGCTCACGTTCGTGTCCTTGAGGCCGGCGACGGCCTCCTAATTAAAGGAAGTCCGTCAGCCGTCTAGAGACGAACCGAACGGTGGCCGGGCTAACTGCCATAGGCCGCAAGGTGGAGGCAAAACCCCATCACCAGGGATCATCCCGTGCGGGATGAGCGCTTAGAATCTAATCCAGAACTCGCCCCTCTGACAATCCCACCTATGCATCGTGGTCTCCAGGTCAGAAGGTCTGCAGGCCGACGTAGTTCTTCACGCGGAAGATCGGACAGTCGTAGTGCTCGATCTCGATGAGGTAGCTTCCCGTCGGCGATGCGGGGATGGTCAAGCTGTACACGCCATCGTCGAGGCTCCCGGTCGAGCCGCTCGGCAGATCGAAATAGATGTCATTGGCCCACATCGGAACCAGAAACTGCTGGTCTGCCGATCCGCCCGGCCAGACCTCGATCACCTGGCGGGGGAGCGGATAGCGGCGGAAAGAGCCGCCGGTACCGCCGAACCCCATGACATTCAGCGTCAGCGGGACGGCATCCGGCGGAACCCAGTACCAGAATCCGCGGCGCCGATTGACCTCCAGGGTATTCGCCCGATCTTCCATGATGATCACCTCCCGGCATTCCTCGAGGTTGCCCAAGGCTTGCGCGGTGAGGTTGCAGCGGCAGCGGGTGCCGGCGGGCCAAGTAGCGGCGGCAGTCCCCTCTTGCTCGCGCTGGAGGGGCGTGAACACCGTCGATCCAGGCCGGTAGGAAACGATCTCGCAGGGGCTGCCGGTTTCATCGGAGAGGGTAAGGACTATCCAGTCAGCAGGGTCCGACATGGCAGCCGTCAGCTGGTCGAGTGCCGTCTGCTCCAAAGGCAGCGCCTCGCCCTCCTCCTCATCCAGTGCCGCCACCAGCGGGAAATCGAAGTTGTTGATCCAGACCTGCATCGGTCGCTCCTCTGTACCCCTGCTCGGGGTGGTAATGGGGTGCCGTAGATCGCCGTCAGATCCAGCAGAACGGAGCGGTAATCTCCGAGCGCGGGCGGGCGATCTCTTTCGTGACGGGGTGGTAGCTGGCGTTGACGGCGAAGTTGTCCGTCGACGGGATATCCGAAGGCACCACGTCGGCTCCGGTGGCGATGATCTTGGCGGTGCGGAACAGGGCCACGCCGCTTGAGTCCTCGCCCCAGCTCATGGCCGTCAGCTGGTTCGACGGCCTGGCGATGGTCCAGTTGGCGTTACGGAGGTAGCTGTCCTCGCCCCAGACCAAGCTGATGCTGACCGGCCTCAGGCTGTTCCCCAGCAGGCTGGCGAGGTTCGGCCATACCGGCGAGTCCTCGCCGATGCCGTACCGGTAGTCGTGGCCTGGGTAGCTGCCGGCCAAGGACGTCGCGCCGACGTTCATGGTCCAGGACTGCTGGACTTCCTCCTCGCCTTGCTCAAGATCGAAACAGGGGTATCGCCCCTGATCGAACCAGGTTCCGCCGATGCCATCGAGCGCCTGTGAATAAGTGCGAGTGAACTGGTGGGCGATCTTCAGCTCGGCGCTCAACACCTCGACGCCGGCGCGGTAGATGCTCATCGACACTGCGCGGTAACCGGTGCCCTCGGCCTTCGGCGTCACGACCATGTCACCAGTCCCGGCGCCGAGGAATTCGCCCGTGTCCATTCGCAAGCACGTCAGCGTCCCGCTCGTCGTGATTGAAGGCGGCCCGTGGTCCTCGCTCAGGGTGTATCGGTGGGTACAGCTGAACTCCACCAGGGCGTCCGCCTCATCGAACAGCAGCGCTATCAGCCGGTTCTGGCGCTCGGCCGTTGCCGTGCCTGAGCACTGGAACAGGGAATAGCGGGTGTTGATCGGCATGTTGTCGGCGGTCTTCACCATGTCGCCGGCGCGGAAGGTCACGTAGGCATAGCCAGGGTGAAGCGGGTCAGGCTCCTCGCTGACCTTCACGAACTCCACCGCCCATTGTGCCCAGGTACCGGAGATCGACGGCTTGATGGTGTATCCGCACACCGTCGAGCGCGTGCGCAGGACGCCGAGCGAGGCAGTGAAACTCGGCCCTGCCCCGGACAGCTCCAACATCAGGAAACCGGACGGCATGAAGTTCTGCGGGCTGATGTTCGTGTTTCCGGTGTTGACCCAGCTGTGCAGCTCGATCACCACCTTTCGGCCGTTGCTGCTGATGCTGCCAACCCGCATCACCACTTCCGGGTCGCCCGGCATGACGGTCTCGCCGGTTGAAGCCTGGCCCAGGTCGGTCAGCGTGGTGCTGATGGTGACCGGTGCCCATGCGTCCGTGCCCAGGTAGCCAAACGGCACAATGGAAAGCGTCAGGGTCAGTGGGCTGTTCTTGTTGATCCGCCCGTTGACCACGCTCGGCGAGGTGCGCACCAGCCACCGGCCGCCGGCTTCGTCGATAACCACCCAGCCGTTCAGCGGCTTGCCGAAGAGCTGCAGCGTGGAGCCCGACAGCAAGGCGTAGTTCTGCCACACGCGCCCCACCGCTGCCTCCGCCTCCCACTCTTCCAGCGTCATGTCCAGGTCAGGGATGCCGGGGACCTTGAGCAAGTGCGTGTCGTAGTCGGCCGGCGCGTAGAACGGGAGGTCCCAAATGCCGTAAGGCGACCAGACCTTGGGGGCGAACTCCCCGCCGAAGGCCAGGCCGTGCCAGGTGTGGCCGATCCTCGCCACCTCATCGAGGAGGAACCGATTCGCGTCACTCATGGCCCGGCACCCTCGGTCGGCTCAGCGTAGATCTGCACCACCTCGGCGCCGTTGGCGTCGACCGACTTCACCTGCTTAATGGGCTTGAGCTTCAGCGTCAGCAGGCCGTCAGAACTGGTGACGGTGTACTCGTCGTAATAAGTGCGGGCGTTGTAGCTGACCTCGGTCAGCGGGCTGGCGATGCCGCCGCCGGTCCCAGTATTCGCCGGCGGCGTGTAGCTCGACCGCCCGGTCTGCGCGGGCTTCGCACCCTTCCGCTCCAGCTCGTTCAGCTTCCCAATTTCGCGGCGCTGGCTTTCCAGTGACTGCAGGTCGCTGACCAACTGCTGGGACTTGCGCGCCGACGTGATACCGCCGCCGATCGCGCGCCGCTCATCGGCAAGTGCCATGGTCAAAGCTCCAGAAGGTCGTTGGGGATTGCCACCCGGAAGGTGGCCTTACGTTCTGCGGTGAACTCGTCGCGGTGCTCGGCCGGCACCTCCGGCGCGGTGAGCTGGAAGCGGCGCGGAAACTCATCCGGGGGCGAGCCCGGCGCCGGGTTGTCGTAGTTGCCCGAGAAGCCGTCCAGCGCGTCGTCGTACTCCATCAGCCCTTGGCCGCGAATCTGGCTCGGCAGCTGGATGAGCTCAGGGACGCTGCCTTCCGGCTGGGTGTCCGGCGGCACCGGCAGTTCGAGCGGGTCGGTCACCGTACCGCCACCGCGGCTGATCGACAGAGTCAAGGTGGTGAGCGCCGACTGGTCATCGATGCTCCACTCGTCAATGATCGAGAAGACCTTGCCGCGCGCCCTGCAGCGGTCACCAAGCTCCAGCGTCTGCACCAGGTCCAGCCCCAAGGCCATTGGTGTCGGCACCTGCCAGGACACCTTGTTGCCCCTGTGCGCAGACAAGATGCTGACGGCGGCCGTGGCCAGTTGGCACTTCACGCTCGCGGCCAATCGCTCGGCCTCGCGCAGGTCAACCACCCAGTCGCCTAGTGCGTCCTGCTCGGCATCCGAGTCCGGAGCGCCGAACTCGGCCGACTCCCACTCTTCCGCGCGCTCCAGGTCGCTCTCCAGCGCGGCGCCGTCGCGACGAAGTACCTCGCCGGCCTGCGCCACGCTAGTCGGCGCTTCCACCGTGAGGGTGTACGTCTCGGTGATCGACTGCGCCCAGCGCATGCCGCCCACCACGTTGGCCGCCAGCAGCAGGTTGTCGTAGTTGTTCTGCCAGGCCTGGGGCGGGTCGCAGTACACCCCGCTCAGCGGCAGTGTGAGCAGCTCGCCGCCGTTCAGCAGCCGATAGCCAGCGCTGTCCAGAGCGTCCTGCAGCATGTCGGTCGTCGGCAGCTCCGTCGACTCATGGCGCCAGATACAGAAGCCTGTGTCCACGGCCCATCCCTGGATATCAGGATGCTGCCAGCTGAATGCCTGGTGCCGTTCGCGCAGGCGCGAGAAGCGATAGCTGATGGACAGTTCCACCCGGTTGATGCGACCGGACAACTTCGCCAGCTCCACCGACAGAGACCGGTCAACGGTCGAGCCGGCACCGAAGATTACCTCCGGCATGGTGGAGAGCCAGGGTGTGACACGTAGCTCGCCGGAGACCGAGCGGTCCAGGCTGGCCGGTATGGTGCCGAGCCGCTCCTTGGCGTAGTCCCAGCGGCTGCGTCCATCCACAGCCTCGAAGACATCTGCCGACCACTGCCCACCCACCAGAGCGTCGATGTCGGCAATCTCCATTGCCTCAATCAAGTCCTGCAGGCGGTCAGTTGCTTCGCACGACACGATGCGATTGACCGGGTCGTAAGTCGGCTGCTCCAGCCAACCAGAGAAGCGCCGCTCCTCCTGCCAGCCTCCATCGAGCATCCGTTGGAAGTAGATCTCCACTGGACGGCCGGTCCACGCGATCACATCAACCCCGGTGTTGGGCAAGTACAGAGCGAACTCCGCGATAGCAGCTGCGCCCTCCTCCCGCTCGATTCGCACAGAGCCTGTGATCTGCCCTGTGACGTCCTCGACGCCAAGGCGAACCCGGCAAGACCAGACCACCCAATCCGGAGTTGCTACCGGCTGCGGCTCGGGCGTGGAACCTCCAACCGATACGCCGTTCAGCGGAACGATGTTCAGCGCCGCGCCGTTGATCAGCATTCAAAGTTCCTCACAGTCGATCTGCCATCCATGGATGGCAGCAGAGGCATCCAGATCACCACGGCGGCTTGTCGCTGTGACGGTAAAAATCGGCATCCAGCAAACGCGGTACAAAGTGGCCCCCGGCACGGGGGAGACTTGAGCAACATCAGCATTCATCTCCACCGCTGCGGTCTGCCACTGTCCCAACACGAGGGCTTGCGCCCACGGAGCGACGTCAGGCCGCGGAACGCCATTGAGGCGGAATTCCAGCTCTGTACCCGCCATGCTCATGGGCTTGGTGCAGCGCAGCTCCAGGGGCTGCCTGTAGTCCAACCCGTCCAGACCAGGCGGCATCCACCCTGTTCCGCTGATGCTGATCGCCGTCTTCTGCCAATGCGTCATCGGGACGCCCTGGCCGGCACTGAGGCGAATCAAGGCCTGCCCACCCAACGAGGAATACTGCTGAGACGGTGCCCCTGCATGAAGCTCGATGGGCACGCCGCCCAACATGACCATGGGTAACGACATTCAGTGCTCCAGAAATGAAACGCCCCGCATGTGCGGGGCTAGTTTTTGGATCGGCGGTGGCCACTCTTGAGCGAGGTTCGATGCAACTGTCGAGCAACGTCTTCCTCTGCCAACAGGCCGTACTGACGGCCGTCGATAGTCAGGTAGACCGGGGCCAGCGGCGGCGATGAGGCACCAACACCTGAGCCAGAGTTATCGGCGCCGGTGAGTGCCGGAAGCGCGCCGATCATTGCCACTCCGCCCTCGGCAAAACGAGGCAGGCGCAGGCCATTCAGCGCGTGAACTACGTCCGGCCCATAGTGCCGAACCGCCCTCGCAGTCAGAATCCCCTCGCCATTGCTGAGCCTGGCCAGGATGCTATCGCTGGTTCCGGTACCCGGCCCACGCAGCACGCCGCCGGTGGCATACTGCGGCAGAGACCCAGCACTATCACCGCCAAGAAGGTCCTCTGCCCGCTTGCCATTCGCATCTCCCGTGGTGACCAGCGTCACCGGGATCTGCATGTACTTCGCCCACTCTTGAGCAAGCGCAACCAGGCGCTGCCTTGTCTGCTCCTCGGACTCTTCATCGGACTGGTACCCGATGGTGATCCGCTTCAGCGCGTTGGCGTACTGGATCAGCTGCTCAGCCTTTTGCTTTTCCGCTTCGAACGAGGCTTGCGCACTGTCGACGTTGATCTGCGACGCCGCATCAGCGACCTGCTGCAGCTCGCGCGCGATACCTTCGAATCCGTAGGTGTTCTCTCCAGCATCCCGAAGCGCTTCCAGTATTCCGGCGGCGCGCTGAGCTTCCTTCAGAGCCGTCCCGGTATCTCCAGCCTGCAGCGCATTGCGCGCCGACGACTTCGCCGTCATCAGGTCGCCGAAGGTGTTTCCCTGCTGTTGCGCCCCACCCTGAAAGCTCGACACCAGGTCGGAAAATCGCTGAAGAATCTTTTCCCTTTCTTTTCGCGCGCCCTCCAGCCGCTTGTTCGCGGCATCGTAGGCTTCCAGCTGTTTGGCGAGCTGGTCCTTCACCTTCGACAGCTCTGTCCTCCGGATCGTGTCCAACCGCAACTGGTGGGCCGACTCGGCAACCTCCCGAGCCTTCAACTCCTGCTCAATGGCCTCCCGAGCCTTGGCATACTGGCGAGACTCCCGATAGGCATCCATCGCCTCGGGACTCACAGCGGCTGTCGGGCCGTTCTTGGCGAAGTCTGCGCGGCTGATCTGTTCTGACAGCTTCTGGTAGTAGGTCTCCGCACCGCGGAGTCGCTCCAGGTAGCTGGCCCGTTCCGTCTCGGAAAGCTTGGCGACCTCCGCCGACGTCAAGACCATCTCGTTCCTGTAGGGCTGGAACTTGGTCAGTGTCTCTTCAAGCGAGCGCGCATAGTCCTCCTGGTCCTTCTCCAGCGACTTGAGCTCCTGGTGGATCTGGTACAGCTCATAGAGCTGGCTCGCAATGATTCCGTAGCCGCCAAACCGAAGGGCGGCGCCAAGATTGATCTTGCCTATCGCGGCCCCCAGCTGACTAAACCGCCCGGCCAGACCTGGGAGAGAGGCACCAGCGGCAGCCGCGGCGGCGGGTGTCGAGGACAGGTGTGCCAGGAACAGCGAGAACGGCCCACGAATAGCCGACAGCACCACGCCCAACGCCTTCCCTGCCACGCCAAACGCTACGATGGTGACCAACGAGACGCGCACGCCCTCAGGCAATCCATTGAAGGCATTCAGCAGTTCCACCAGCAGGTTGACCAACGGCAAGCCATTGGCCACGGCCTGGCCGAAGGACAGCTGCAAATCGTTCAGCGCCGCCTGGAAGCGCTCAACCTGCGCCTGCGGCGTGTCCTTCATGATCCCATAGGCTCGCTCGGTAGCGCCGGCCGCTTCGTCCATGCGCTCGACCTGGTCCACGAACGCATCGATCTGGTTGGTCAGTGCAAGAATCGCCGTGCGACCTTCCGTGTCCGGGATGATCTCTCGCATCGCCTCGAAGCCGAGCTTCTTCTGCGCGATCTGCTGCAGGGTTCCGGCCAGACCATTCCAGCGGATACCCAGCTCTTCCATGCGCTTGGCAGCTTCCGGTGCCGGCGCGGCGAGCTGATTGATCGCGCTGCGCAGAGCCGTGATTGCGATCGGGGCCTTAATGCCCTGAACGGTCATGCGAGCGATCGCCGCGCCAACTTCCGAGAAACTCACGCCAGCAGCGGCAGCACTCGGAAGCACCTGGCCCAGGCCGGCGGCAAGCTCGTCGAACTCGACGACACCATCCTGGATGGCAAGGAACAGCTGGTCATAGCGCCCGCCGAGCTGGTCGACTCCTTCGCCGTAGGCATTGATGATGGACAACCCTACGGAGGCCGCAGTCTTGGTGTCGGACATACCGGCGACAGCGGCCTTGGTGGAAAGCGCCAGGGCCGTCATGGCGTGGTCTGTGTCGACCCCACTGCCGAGCAGGTCCCGAAGTGCCGCAGCGCTCTGCGCTGCAGGCTTTCCCATGTCCAGGCTCAACTGCCGCACATCGCCGGACATCGTCCTGAGCCGATCGCCAGCCAGGTCAGTGATCGCGGCGATGCCCGCGATCTGCTGTTCGTATGCCGCGTACTGACCAAAAGAACGCTGACCTACCAGGGCAACGCCACCGAAGGCAGCAGCGCCTGCGATCAGCTCATTCTTCACCTTGCCCAGGCTGTCGCGCCAACCGTTGGTCTGCAGCTGCAGTTCGCGGGTCCGCTCGACGAGCCGGCCGTACGCCTGGGCAAGCTCCGCCCCGGTAGCCTGCCCCGACGAGCGCAATAGCGCGTAGTTGCGCTGGAGCCTCACGACCTCGGCATTGATGTCCGTGAAGGGGCGAACCCCGAGAGCGTCACGGGCCGATGCCACTCCGTTCTGCAGCGCGATCTGCGGAAGCTGCTGCGCCATCTGCTGCCGGAGCCGAGCCTGTTCGCCAGACAAGTTGCGGGTGTCGACTCCTGCGGAACGCAGCTGCGTACCAAGGCGAGCAAGCTCCGCTCGCTGATTGCCCGCAGTTTTCTCCAGGCCGCCAAGCTCCTGCCCCACCTGGCGATAGTTCGTCTGCAGAGCACGCGATGCTGCCTGCCCGCGCTGCATCTCCCCACTCAGCTGGGCGAGCTGCGTCTTCGCGGCGGTGAGTTCGCCGGGGTTGATCGAGACAGCACCCAGCTTCAGTTGCTCGCGAGAAACACTACGCTGCAGGCGCTGGAATTCCTCGACGGTGGCGCGGTACTGCTCTTGCATTTGCTTGCTGGGATCAGCGGTGCCGGCCAGTTCGTTGCCCAGTTCGCGCACGCGGTCGCGCGCCGCAGCAACTGCCCGCTGACCGTATTGCAGCTGGTCAAGTCGGCGAGCGTTGCTCTCCATCGTCCGCACGGCCGCAGCCAGCTTGTTGAAGTTCGACGAGGTCTGCGCGTTGGCGGAGTCGAGGCTGACCAGTTCCTGCTGCATGTCGCGCAGACGGGTACGGGTAGAGCCCAGCGCTTTCTCGGTACCCTGCAGATCAGTCTGCAGCTGGGAGAAGGTGTTGATGCGGGAGACGGGCTGTTGTAGCTGCTTGACCACATCGGCAAAGCTCTTGCCAAACCGACCCAGCTGGCGTACACCAGAATCCGCATCAACCCCCAATCTGAGATTGACGTCAGCCATGCGTTGGAAGCCCTTCATCTGTATCGCGGCACTGGCCCTGGCAATTGCAGCCCCGGCCCTGCTCATGCAGGCCACGATCGTGCTGGTAATCGCAGGCGGCGCTCTCGCGGTAGCGAGCGGCGCGCTAGCGCTTTTTGCTCGCCCGCTCGATCGCATCCAGCGTGTTCAGAAATAGGCGCCAGGGGTAACCCCACGCCCCGTGATGCCCTCGCCCAATCAGCGCCGTCACCACTCCATCCAGACGCTTTAATCGGCCGGCAGCATTGCCTGCTGCGCGGCCATCAGGCGCGCCTGAAACCCGAAAAAATCCGGATTTGCCTCCTTGCAGGCGGCGATCACCTCGCGCACGGCGCTGGGCTGCATTTCGTCAATCTGCTCCCGCGTGAGGGAGGTCATACGGATGAGATCAGGAATCGACGCGTCCTCGAATAGCCCGCGGTCGACCAGGTCGCGGCCGTCCTGGTCCAGCGACTCCAGCCAAGAGCGCACTTCAGCCACTGTCAGCTCTCGGACGAGCACACGCATGCCCGTCGCCTGCAGCTTGATCTCCTTGGTATTGGTGACCTGCGTCATTTTCATTCCCCATAAAAAACCCCGCCGAAGCGGGGTCTGTTCAATTCGATTTTGATGCCGTGGGCACCGTGTCGGCCAACACCCATCCGTCCAGAGACTGGCCCCCCTTGAGCAGGCTGACCTGCTTCCAGCGACCAGCCGAACCACCGATCACCTGGACCGTGGCGCCATAGGGGATACCCGTCACCATCGCCTCGGCCATGTCGGAGGATCTGGACGGGATCGCCGGTGTTTTCATCAGGGCAACGTCTGAGCTTCGGATGACCCAGCTTTCACCCGCCTGCGCGCTGAGAAAGCTGCGCGCAGCTGGGGAACGCCCCTGGCTACCATCCCGGTAATAGGTATTGACGGCGACCAGTAGCGCCGCCAGGGCTGCGACTGGCACCCATGCCCGCAGAGGCATACGTCGCCTCGGCACAACGACCGGCAGGACGACTCGCTTCGACGAAATCTTGGCCACCGGCAGCTCGCCAGAGGCCTGCAAGTTCCGCTTCAGCTCGTCGCGCTGCAGCTCGAAATGGAGATCGCAAAGGCCGGATCCGTTGTCCAGCGCAGGCTGCTCACAGTTGCGGCACTGCATAGGGGCTCCCTCCCAGTTGGAAATGGGAGGGACTTTACCCCCAGCAGCGTTGAGCAGGCCAGCCGTCAGTCCAGGAAGGTGACCGTCATGTACTGCGATACGCCCTGCCCAGACTTGGTGTCGTCTTTCTCGGCCTTCGCCGTGAACTCCATGCCGGCGAACTCGTCACCGATGGCGGACAGCGAGGCCGGCGAGTGGTTGATGCGAAAGACCTCGATGATCACCGGCCGCCCGGACTCGGCCTCGTTGAGGCCGACGAAGACGCTGCGATAGCGCTTGCCCGAAGCGACCAGCGCCTGGACAACGCCACGCGCGGCGTAGCTGTAGTCGACGGTGATATCTACACCGTCTTCCGGAACCTTCGCGGACGCTTTCATGGTGGGGAGGCCCCCTGGACCAACGACGTAATCGGTGCCCTCCACCAGTTCGACGGCGCCGGCCTTAATCACCAGGTCGGAGGCGCCGGGGTTCTTCAGCAGGACCAGGCCGGTCGGGAAGGCACGGTGCGCCTCGCCAGTGACGGTACCCGCCTCGACGTCGTTCACTTCGCCGTACACGGCACGCGCGACGTTGGCGATCTTGAAGTGGCGAGCGTTGTAGGTGACGTTGACGCCGGTGATGCGCGTTACAGCCTTGTCGAGGCCGCCACCGGGGTTCGTGTAGTCCGGCAGTTCGATGTCGTTGGTCTGCGCCTCGTAGGCCAGCGCGCTGCAGTTGCCGACTTCCAGCAGACCAGCCGGGTCCGAGAGATCTTCCAGGTACTGCTTGCCTACGCCGAGGTATGCGCCGTGGTCTTTCATTTACCTTCCTCCTGCTCGGCGCCGATCACGCCTTTACGCTTCAGCCAGGCTTCCTGGTCGGCGGTTACGTCGATCGTGTCGCCCACCTTCTTCTCCTGGCCATTGTGGGTGTGGGGTTTGTTGAGCTTGACCGAAACGAGCTTCGGCTCTTCTGCTGGCTGCCCAGCAGCCGGTGAAGGTTTTGGCATGGGCTTACGCTCCTTGGATGATCACGTGCAGCTGCACGGGGAAAACGAGAGTGCCCGCCGCGAGCCCCTGCCCGGGCGGGAATGGCTTGCTGGTACCGAGAACAACGGAATACGGGCCGTCCTGGCCCCATGGATTTTTCTGCCCTGCCGGGACCTGCAGTGCCCGCACCAGATCGACGTACAGTGAATCCAGCTCGGCGCGATAGGCCTCGACAGGCTGAACCGCTGCAACCAGCCGTCGCCCAATCAGTGCCTTGACGACACCGGCACCCGATTCAGGCGGCGGGTACTCGCCGGGCTGAATGGCAATGAATGGAAACGCCACGTCCTCTGCGCTCAGCAAGTCCTCAAGCCAGCCTTCCTTGATCCTGGTACCAGCGTCACTCAGGTAGCCGTTGGCTGGGACGATCTGTGAGAGACGCGCGACCAGGGCCTGGTGAGCGCGCTCAATTGGGTTGGTCATAGATCAGCTCGCGAGATTTGGCGCTCCACCTCCGCTTCGAGGTCGCGCTCTGCTTCATCGCCCAGCTCATCCAGCAGGGAGCCGAGTACCTGGGATGGAGAGGGGCCATGCAATACGTCGAGAGGTAGCCGCGGCTTACTGGATCGCTCAGCGATCAGACCACCTGCCGGGCCGATGGGCGCGATGAACGCCCCTTCGATCAGCTCAGTCCAGCCCTGCCCGACCTGAACCTCCACCCCCGCCTTGACGCGCCGACCACCCTTACCCCGGCGATAGAGCTGCCGGTGTGGGAACTGGCTGAGCGTCACCCCCTTGCGCCGCGCGTAGATGATCACGCGCAGCTCTTCGGGGGTCGCTGGAATGAAGTTCACCTCGTCCTCGATGTAGCTCGGCTTCAGATGGACTTCATCGCGAATTGCCCGCCAGCTGCGAGTTCGCGTCCGACGGCCTACGGTGTTCAGGGCGATCTGGATCGCACGGCGCAGCTTGTCCGGCGCAACAGCGAAGCGCTGCTCCTGCCGGGCCAAGCCGTCGTACTCGATCCGGAAGCTGCTGTAGCCGGCCATGCGTCACCTCAAGGGAAGGAGCGACCAGCGACTGACTAACCCGTCGGTGTCCAGGTGCTCATCGAGCGTGTACTCGCCATCCGACAAAGTAAGTTGCGCGCCGCGGCGAGGATTGGGGACCTGACAGAGCCGAAGCTCGGCCACATGCTGGACGGCGCGAAAGAGACCGTCGGCGCCCGCCACCTGGACGTCCCTGTCGTGGCACACCTCCACTTCCCTTGGAGGTGCGGATCCGGCGGGTTCGCGATAGACAGGGCGACACCCGCCGGGCCGGCGATCACCGAAGACGTCAAACAACTGGTCATCCGCCCGCCCCATCAGTTCATCGAATGGGGCAGTCACAGTCAGTCACCGCTGTTGTCGTCGCCGCCAGCATCGCCGCCGGCGCCGCCGTCCGGCGTGGCATTACCAGCCGCAGCCTTGCCAACTGTCATGCCATCGTCGTCGGCGTCGATGATGCCCTCGGCTTTCAGGTCTTTGACCAGCCAGCCCGGTACCGGCTGCGGCTGGTCGCTGCGTAGGAGAGCGATCTTCTGACCTTTCTTGTCCTTGGTTTCGATGGTGGCTTTCACCAGGTAGAGTTTGTCCGCCATGTTGCTTTCCTCGATTCAGGCCGCCGATGGCGGCCTGGGTTGGACGTGAGACCTATCAGGCCACCTTGATGACGACGAACTCGTCAGCGTCGAACAGCGCGGGCACCGGCGCAGACTGGGTCTGCACCCACTCCACACTGGGGTTCTTGGTGAACCAGTTCGACGGGTAGCGAGTCGCCTCGGCGATGCCGTCCGCATTGGCCTCGGCATCCTGGATGCCGCCATAGGCCATGACGTTGTCAGCGGCAGAGGGCGCGATCAGAACGGTGTTATCCGGCATGTAATTCAGCTTCGCGCCGGTGCCGTCCTCGTATTGCCCGGTGTAGACGAGGATCTCGTACTCCCCGTAGAAGCCCTTGCGCATCACGACCTTGTCGAGCTGCGGACCGAGCTCCAGCTGCGAGGTGCTGCCACGGCGGGTTTCCAGCATCTCGCGAACAGCCTTGAAGCGGCCAAACAGGCGCCAGGCCTTCTTGTCCATCAGAAGGATGCCGCTCGCGCCGTTGGCGTTGGCCGCCCAGTCCTCGATGTCCTCCGCGGGGTCGTAGGTATCCGGGTCAACGGTGTCCCACTTCGCCGCGCCGATCAGGGTGATCTGGTTACCCGCGGAACGACCGTAGTCCACTTCCTGGGTCTCGTAGTCCTCCCCCTGGACGACCACCTTGCCGGTAATCACCGCCTGAACCGCCATCCACTCCTCGCGGGCGACGATCGACTGTTCCTGATCGAGCAGAATGTCGGCGATGACAGCATTGCGGCGCTCGGCGGCAGTGAGCTCACCGCCGAGCGCTTCGCCCAGCGCACGCTTGAGCAGGCGAGTCGGACGCACCACATCAGTCGGCTTCACGTACGCCGGCTTGAAGGTGGTCAGCACGCCGCCACGCTCGCGGCGAGCGCGGCCGGAAACCATCGGCGCCACGAAAGGCGCCAGGCGGACGCCGGTCTTGATCTTGTCGAATGCCACTTCTTCGGAAGGGAAAGTAGCCACCGTGGGGAAGAACATCTGCAGGAACAGCGGGGTGAACTTGGGCTGGATTTTCTTGACCCCCAGCAGAGTCGTGGTGCTGAAGCCATCGGCCATCGAGGTATCTCCTGAAAAAAGAAAGGACCGCATTGCGGTCCTCTGAAAGTTGGGTCAGCGACGCCGGATCAGGCCGGCAGCTGGAAGCTGATGGGGGTACCGACGAAGGCTCCCAGCTTCTGCACTGCCGTGGCACCGACCGGCCAGTTCACCAACTCCGGATTGAAGGTGCCGGCCTTGACCAGCTGCGCAACAACATCGGCGGAAGCTGCGTTGACCTGGTAGGAGGTCAGACGCACCGCCTTTTCGGAGCCATCAGTAGCAGTCGGATTCCACACGACGAACTTACCGGTGGCGGTCACCTGACCCAGCGGCGTGCGGTCCGGCACATTGGCTCCGGAAGCGACAGTGCCAAGGGTGGTCTGAATCTGGTCGGAACCGGTGTTCCAGTTATCGACGGGTTGCTGCAAGGTGCTCATGCGCGTTTGCTCCCGGTGGCTTTGTTGTGGGCGGCAACGATCTGCTCGGCCTCACTCGGTTCTGCGAATTCGCCGGCGGCACCGGCGGCGGGTTGGCCTTCACTCGCCATCAGCCGATCCAGCGCGGTGCTGGAGTCGAGGCGATCTCCGCCGGATTGCGCAGCGGCCTTCAGCGTCGCGACAGCCTCCTCCACGCCTACCGACGTGTTGAATGCCAGGTGCTGGGCCAGGCCTTCGCGGCCCTTGGCTTCAGCGTGCTGGAGAATGCCGCTGATACGCTCGCGCTCCGAGGCAGCCGGGGTGGGTTGGCCGCCTCCGGCGGCAGGGGCCGGCTGCACGGTGTCGGCGGCCGGGGTCAGGGTGTCGGCAGTGATGCCGGTGGTGGTATCGGACGGGGGCATGCTCGCTCCTGATGTAAGAACCCTGCCCTGGCCGGACAGGTACTCGGTGAACTCGGCGACGGCCTCATGACCGTTCACCATCTGATCGGCAAAGCCGATTTCAATTGCCTCCTCGCCTCGCAGGCAGGCCGCTTCCGTGGCGAGCACCTGCTCGACCGACAGGCCTAGGTTCTGCGCAACGATCGTCGCGAACTGGAGGCGAAGTGCATCGGTACTGGCTTGGAACGTGGCCAGCACGTCGTCCGGGAGATCCTCGTAAGGATTGCCCTCGACCTTGTGCGCACCGGAATGGATCAGGGTGACCTTGATCCCCTCCTGCTTGAGAAAGTCCTCGTAGCTGGCATGGGCCATGACCACACCGACAGAGCCGTTGATGCCGGTCTGCGTGATCAGGCGCCGCGACCCAGCGCTGGCCAGAGCCATACCGCCAGAGCAGGCCATGTCGTAGCACAAGGACCAGAGCGGCTTGCCAGCCTGATCGGCAAGCTGCCGGAGGCGGGCAACCGCGTCGAAGCAGCCGGCGACCTCGCCGCCTGGCGTGTCGAGGTCAAGCAGGATGCCGTTGACGTCCGGATCACCCAGCGCTTCGGTCACTCGGGCAACGATGCCGTCGTATCCAGTCATGCCACTGTATGGCTTCAAGTACCCGTACTTGTGGACCAGGCTGCCGCTCACCGGAATGATCGCAGCGCCGTTTACCACCTCGAACGGCCGGACTCTTTCGCGAGCCGGCTCGAAGCTTTCCGCATTCATCCGCAACTTTTGCCCGGTAGATACCTGGCCTTCGACGTCCTGCAGTTCACTGATGTTGAGTCTGCCAGCCAGTGCGCTAAAGAAGACGCGGGCATAGCCGGGCTCAAGCAGCAGGGGCGTGTTCAGCACCCGGCTGGCAATATGGGGAATCTGTTTCATGTAGGGTCCCTGAAACGGTGAAGCCCGCACGGGGCGGGCTTCACTCTGTGGGTTCGGCAACTGCTGGCTCGGAGTCCAGCGCCTGGGTGGCCATCCAACTGGCAGGGGGTAGCCCGGCCTCTCGGCGCTCACGCATCTCGCGCACCTGTTGCGCGAAGGTCTCCTGGTAATCCTCACCCAGCAGCGCCAGTTCCTTCTCGTAGGTGCTGAGGCCCGACTCGATGCGCAGCACCGACTCCTTGACCTCCTTCAGACCATCGATCGCCAACCGGCCGGCGCCGATCCAGTCGCAATTGCTCCAGGCGCCGCGCGCCTCGTAGAAGTTGCGCGTGGCCTTGCGCGGCAGAGTCAGTTCCCGCCGCTGCAGCGCCTCCTCGAATGCCAGCGTGAACAGCTGGGATGCGAAGCGCGAGGCGATGACCTTCCTCCGCCCCATGTAGTAGCGCCAACCTTCCATCATCGAAGCGCGGGCGCTGCTGTAGGTGCTCTGCCGGTAGTCCTTGGCAAAGGGCTCATAGGGCACATTCATCCCCGCCGCCATCCAACGGAGAATCGAGGACTCCAGGTCGGTGAACCCGTTATCGACGTTGCCGCTGGTCTTCAGCATCAACTTCTCGTTGGGCAGCAGGTGCGGGACCTTCACGCCATTGAGCTTGAGCCGGGTGCCACCGTGATAGCTGTTCACCGCCATCATGTACTTGGCCAAGCCGGTATCGACGTCCTCGGCATCGGCGCCGATGATCTGCATCGCGGCCTCTGTGCCCAGCTCGGTCTCGATCACGGCCGCATACATGGCGTTGACGATCGCGTTCTGCAGCTTGGTGTGCTGCAGCTTGGGGAGCATGTGCATCTGCTCCAGCACGCTCAGGAACTGGTTAGCGCCGCGTGTCTGGCCATCCTCCATGGGTTCGAAGATGTGGATGAAGTTCTGTCGGCCGGTGCTGGTCTCTCGCAGTATCCGCACCCACTCGTTGCCAAAGCCGGTACCGAAGCCGAGACCTCCAGCTGAGGTGCTCCGCACGTGGTATGCCAAGGCGGCGCCGTGGGAGTCGAACTCGATACCTGCACGAAGCCGGTCGGAATCGCGGCGCTCGTTGGGATTGCACAGCCGCTTGGGGCTGAGCATCCGAACGCAAGTGCGCATGCTGGTGCCACGACGCTCCAGCCACTCGGCCTGAGCAATGATTTCGCCGGTGCGGGTGTGGGTGGCGATGCCCTCTCGAACCATCATGGTCGCGGTGCGTTTGCGCTCCACATCGAGCCAGCAACCTTGCGGGTCCTCGGCAATCTCCATCCACCAGGCTTCGACGTCCTGGGCAAACGAGCGAGCATCCTCGTCGGTAATCCCTAACCGGCGCCACCGTGGCTTGTAGCTGAGCCTGAACAGGTGACCTACCACGTTGTCGATGTGAAGCTGCACTCCGTTCGCGGCGAAGGCGTTGTTACGAGTGACGTCCTCCGCTCGGGCGTTACCCAGGTCCAGTCGAGGCAGCAAGGCCGCATCCACGGTCTTCAGCGACGGCGTCCATTGCGCGAGCTGCCCGCCGAAGCCGCTGCCCGTGCCCTGCCAGCCGCTGACCATCTGCCGGGCAGGCCGGCCGTTCGGATGAAGGATCGGACTGTCGATCATGCCACCACCCCCGCCGGCCCGCGGCGACGACCGAGGCCATGGCCGGAGCGCTGCTCCAGCCGATCAATGTAGGCCTCCAGGTCCGCGCGATCGGCAGGCTTGAACTCCACGCGTTTTCCGTCCCGCTGGATGCTCACCGTGCTGGTACCGGTGATCAAGCGGTGGAGCGCTGCACGGGCCTCGTCCAGTTCGTTCTGCAGAGTCATGAATCATCTCCGTTGAGCTGGCGAGCCAGATCGGCCAGGCTCGTGGCGCCCTTCTTCACGGGGGCCGTTGTGGTTTCGGATTGCGCAGCCGCTGGCACCTCCGCTGTTTCGCGGAAGAGGTCCGACTGCATCAGGTCCGCTTCGATGCGGTCCCAGTCCGCCGGATTCTTCAGGTGTAAGCGCAGGTAGCGCGCCAGGTGAATCGCATAGCCTTCGCAGTCCCTGGCCTCAATCGCCTGCCCCGCCTTCTGCTGCCAAACCTTCTTGCCGGAGTGGCGGCGGCTTGGCGCCTTCACCTCGCCGAGCAACTGGTCGAAGTAGTCGGCCCGTACATCTCTGTAGCTGTGCATCCTCCCCGGGCCATGGCCGGTCAGGCGAATGCGCTCGGCGAGCAGGTCCTTGGCTTTGTTCACGCCAACCATATAGAGCTGCAGGCCGTACTTGGCGTACTTCGTCTGCGTGTTGCTGAGGTCCAGCTTCTTGGGCGCCGTGAGGATCTCGGCGTCCAGGTTGTTGGAGCCCTTGATCGCCAGCAGTTTGTTGAACCGCTTCCGCCGGGTCCTAACGTACTCATAGGCCGCATCGCTGGTCTGGCCATCCGAGGTGTCGATGCTCGCCGCGCTGATCCGCATGCTGTAGCCCTTCGCGTGTGCGAAGACGCGGAACAGAAAGCTATCCAGCTCGGTCCATACGGGGTCGCTCTTGTCGGCGCAACCAGATGCCGCAGCAATCTCTCCCCAGTACACCAGCCAGCTCTCCTCCCCACGGCCCCACGCCCGCAGGATCAACGCCAAGCGGTTGTGCTGCACGTCGACAGTCAACGTGAGGACCAGGCCGCCGGCTGGCACCACCAGCTCCTGATAGTCCTCCGCACGGGAGCGGAGGACATCGGCCTCGGGCAGGTCCGACTTGTACTCATACGGCCGGCCCTGTTTCTGGTTGGTGTAGGTGATCAGGTGGGACACATCTCCTCTAGCCGCGAAGTGCTCAGCCTTCAAACGCTCACGCACCAGGTCTGCAAGCGTTGTTCCCGGCAAGCAAGCGTAAAGCTCGTTCAACTCCAGGAAGCCAGCCTTGCCGTGGAAAGGCTTGGTCGCTACCCAGCCGAGCATGGGGTCGCCACGATCGCGCGCGGCATACACGGTGTTGCGGATGTTCTCTTTGCGCTGAAAGTCGTCCCAGTGCTCCCCGCAATGCGGGCAGCCATACACCGCGGTCTCCGGCAAAGCTCGGCCATAAACCTCGTGGGGCTGCACGGTGTCATCAGCGTCCAGCCAGTGGATATGCTCCAGGTCCAGGACGTGCGCCTTGCCACAGCCATGGCAAACGATGGGGAGTACCCGCGCGTCACTTTCTTCCAGCCGCTTCTCGGTCTTGGAGACTCCCTTGAGGGAGGGCGTGCCGCCGACCATGAGGTTGGAGCCTGGGTAGCGCTTCAGGCGCTCCTCCAAGAGGCCCATCGCCGAGCCTTGCCCTTTCACGTCGTCGGAGGTGTCGTCAGGCTCCTCGACAATGGCAAGGCCGACTGAGGACGTCGACTTGACGTTACCGGGGCTGTTGGACGCGACGAGCTTGAGAAAGCCTCCGGCAAACTTCTTGTGGTTCCAGCGGTTGCCGGCCTTCTTCGCCGTGGTGACGTCCATCACCTCACTGACAGCAGTGTTCGCCTCCACAGTCGGGATCAGCTTCTCGTCATGGAAGTTCTTCCCGTCCCCCTCCTTCGCAAACAGCGCGATGATCGGGCAGGCCCGCGTCATGATCTGCTTGAGCAGAAGACCGATGAGGAAATAGGTCCAGCCGATCTGGGCTGCCTTCATCACATCGACCTCGGACACGGCCGGGTCGTCGATAGCCGCGGCGATGCCTAGGAAGTAAGGCGTGTAATGGAAATCGTAGAGACCATGTAGCGTGCCGGACTCGGGAGGCAACTCATACTCAGTCGACATCCACTCCGCTGTCGCTATCAAGCGCGGTGGGTTGAACTGAGTCGCTGCGCCCACACAGCCGACGGCCAAGTTTGTCCGCATGGCCAGCAATTCTTCCGGCAGTAGCTCCAGCAATTTGGTCCACCATGGAGGGGTCAACGTTGAGGCTGTGAGCGGCCCCGACCATCTCAGCCAGGCGCGTCAGCGCAGCCTGCAGCTCTCGGTTCGCGACCGCCGCCCATTCCTTCAGCGCGCGGCTGGCTTCATCTGCCGGAACCAGCGTGCCGAGCTTCTCGTGATAGGCGAGCCGGCCATTCGCTGCCTTGACTGTGGATTCTTCGATGCGTGCGCGGTTGAGCGCTTCTGCCTGCGAGCCGCCACGGCCGGCGGCCTTCTCGCGCAGGTCCAGGATGTAGGCCTCGCGAACGTCGTCCATCGACCAGGTCTGAAGATCGATACCGAGCTTGGGGAGCACTTCGCGCAGGTTGCGATCGCTCATGAACAGGTGCTCCGCGATCTCTCGCTGGGTCGGCATAGTCGCCTCCGGTCCAGGACCGGAAGCGGAACCCCCTATAGCCCTGTCTATCTGTGAAAAGTTCGCGGTCCACGGTCCCGTACGAGGCAGAACCTCCAGGGAGGACCCATACCTCTGGCGCTAAAAAAGCCGCCTAAAACATACATATTTAAGCGCGGGGCAATCAGGCGCTGCGCCAGACTCTGGCCATGTTCCCCTTCGCCTTGAAGACAGCGATCGTGAACACTCCCAGCAAGACAACCAGCGGCCAACTGTTCAAGGGCATCAACAGCATGCCCTTGAGAATGAACATCACCGCAGAGCCAGCACACCCCATGACCGCCCATGCCATCCACGAGATGCTGCGCCGGTAGCGGGCGTCGCCACGCTGGAAGGTGAAGAGCCGCAGGAACAAGACGACACAGAGCCAGAAAGTCATCTGCGTCAGCACCAGTTGCACCAGGTGGTTACCCATCCTGACCTCCTCGCGTCATTGCACCGGGGCCAGACTTTCCGCGCTGGATCAACCAGAGCGAGATCGTCACCACCAGCAGGGCAGCGACGAAAGCAGCAATCCCGGAGAACTGGAACGGGCGGTAGCCGTAGACATCGACCTCACGGATACCCGGGGCGATCACGTAGCCCATCACGAACGACGCGATCAGGAACAGCACACGCTGCCAGTTCGGAAACTCCTGGGTGGTGGTCGAGAAGATCAACGCGCCGAACAGGGCGCCGACGGCGGCCATGATGTCGAAGCCAGCCAGGAAGCCGGCAACGCCAGCGCCCGCGGCGCCGGCAACTACTGCAGCGGTCGTGCTCGCAGGCTCTCCCATCGCTCAACTCCATGCCGAGGCTGAAAAGGGAAAGCCCCTCCGGAGAGGGGCTTTCGGATTGCCCGGACGGGTCATGCTCCGGGGGTTCTGCACAGCACGTGCATCTTGTTGGCCCGCACCGCATTGGCGGAATACGAACATCGTGGGGACTTTCTACCCGCAGAGTGACAAACCGAAAACCCCCTGTTTTCGGTTATTCCTGTACGGCGCTCATCGGAGCCTGACGGGAGCTGATCGGCGCCACATCACCCGACGAACGGTCAGCTCCGCTAGCCTTGAACAGCTCAACACCGCGAGCCTTGTGCGCCTTCTTCGCCTGCAGGTGTGATGCCTTGCGCATCCGGTCGCCATCCCGGCGACTCTCCTTCCGCTGCCCGCTGGAACGAGCATGACGTGCCGTCAGGGCAGCAGCCACCTGATGGTGCAGGCGCTCCAGCCGGCGGTAGTAGGAGCGTCGACCGGCAGCGCCCCGCCCCAGATCAAGCACCTGTACCTGCTCGTCCAGAGTCAGTTCGTTGTGGTTCACGTACCGGAGGACAGCCAACAGAACCAGCGCACCACCGTCGGCAGCGCGCTCCACAACCCCCAGTGCCGCTTCCACTTCACTCGCCACATAGTCCGGCCCCGCACCAGCGATCAGCAGCCGCGCCCCATAAACGCCTCCGCGTGGCGCGCAGCCGCCATACTCCATAATCGTGCCCATGGTGCTGGACAGGGCCCCTGCCTGGCCGCACTTGCGCTGCTGCTCTCCCCAATGCCGCATCAACACCTCAATCCCTTCGATCATCGCCCTGCTCTCCCCTTCAAAACCGCAACCCGACACAGAAACCCGCAACCCAACACAAACCCAACACACTCAGAACCCTTCAAAATCAATGCCTTCAGAGCATCTGTGTAAGGTGTGTAGGGTTGGTAAGGTTTTTCAGTTCCTCGCGTAGAGAAAAAACGGCGCTCTGATTCAGTCTGGAGGGTGAAGCTATTTTTTCTGCGCACGCACGCGCGCACGCGCGCAAACCTTACACACCTTACACAGCCGTCCAGAACCCGCGCCGAATGGGGCTTCGCGCTGTGTAAGGTTGCGAAACCAACCCAACACATGCCCAACACACCCAACACACTTTCGCGCGCACTCATGCTGCTGCCGCCTTCACGTGGTCCCAGTTGTCCACGTGCCACCCGGCCTTCCGGGCCCTAGCGCGCCACTCAGTGACGTGTAGGCCCAGCACGGGCGCCGTGGTCTTCGCGGGGGTGAACGCCTCCTCATCCCTAGGGAAGAAGAACGCGCAGAACCTTCGACTGTTGTTCTCCGTCCAGGGGATCGCCCGCGTCTTGTCGACGCCCGCCGTGGTGACGAACAGGCTGAACTTCGTCTGGCTCATCGAGTGTTCCTTGTTCCGCTGGCACCACTCCAGGAACAAGGCGTACAGGTCAGTACTCAGGCACGCACCCCAAATGCCGTTGCCCAGCTCCCCGCTGCGCCAGAGGTGGACGAAGGTCTGCCAGGTCGACCGACTGAGGTCCACCAGGCGCTCACGCGCTGGCGTGCTGGGCGGCTTGGTGTGCTGGTCGAAGTCGCCCAGGTCCTGGGCGAGCAGCCACGCATAGAGGGCCTCCACGCCGCCGTTGGCCAGTTCGTGGCTGATCGCCTTCTGCCGCTCCGGCGACAAGACCTCCTCCGGCCACATGACCAGGAAGCGGCGGTCACCCGGGCTGATCGGCCAGGGCATGATCTCGTTCGAGAGGAACACAGCGTTCATAAAGGACGCTTCCTCCCAGCCGTTCACGAACTTGCTCTCGATGCGGACGGTCTGCCCGGTGATGAGCTGCTTGATCTTGCCCACCTGGTTGTACCGCTGATCCCGGCTGACCACTTCCTCGAACACCGCCCACATCTTTCCGCTCTGCCAGGCGTTGAAGTTGCCTTCGAGCTGCGTCTGCCCGACCGTCGCGGAGTACTGTCCGTACAGCCGCCCCATGACCACCGAGAACAGCAGGCTCTTACCGGAGCCCTCCATGGTCGAGTGCATCAGTACCGCCGTGTCCATCTTCGCGCCGGTGTGCTGCAGCGGGTACGCCAGCCACCGAACCAGCCAGTCCAGCGCGGCCTGTTCGTGGTTGCACAGGAAGGCGATCAGCCAGCGCAGGTTCTCGCAGGCCGCGTCATTGCGCTTGGGCTCCAGCGGCAAGCCTTCGAAGGTGTTGATGGTCTCCTTCGGATCGGAGGTCAGGGTCGGGTCGAAGACGATGTTGCTGACGTCCACCACCCGCCGTTCCGGGCTGTTCAACCAGAGGCCATAGGCATCGCCGAGGGCCATCTTCACCGCGCCTTCCGGCACCCGGCGTTTCTTCAGCAAGTCCCACACATCCTTGGTGCCGTCGATGTACACGTACCGGACCAGGGGCGGCATGCTCATCGGTCCGACTGCCTTGCCGGCCATCGTCCGTGCTTGCTCGATCTCCTTGACCTGGTCCTCGCTGATCCGCTTCTTCCGCTTGCGGTCAGTGACGTCCGACCACTCCTTGAAGAGCTTCTGCCCGATCAGGGCGACGAAGGCCGGCTTCTTCATCTTCTTGGCCTTGTCGATGTCCCACACGTGCGTGGTGCCCTCGATGAGGGCGTACCGACGCAGCGCCTGGGCCAAAGTCAGGCCCTCCCCCGCCCCCCCGTCTTCTGCGGTGTCGTCGTCCGCGTCGGCGTCTGCCAAGGATGGGGCGTGGGGAAGGTCGCCGGAGGCCGAGCCCGGGGGCTGCTCCGAAGTCCCCGGCTCGGAGGTTGGCTTCGGAGCCCGCGGCTTGTGCTCGATGCCCAGCATGCGGGCCGCTGCCTTGATCGCTGCGCCCTGGTTGCCGCTGTGCTCGAGCAAGCAGTAGACGTCGAAGGCGTCATTCTGGTGGCCGTTGGCAAGAGGGTCCGAGCCATGGTGTGAGTACACCTTGCGGTCCTCGCTCACAGTGACGCCTGGCAGCCCGGTGCTGCTCTGCGGGCACAACCACTTCTTGCCGCGCTGAATGTAGCCGTGGGCGCTCAGGAGCTGCTCCACATCGTGGGCGCGGTTGAACTCCTCAATCACCGACCCGGCGCTGCCGGTCGGAGCCGCTGGCTTGGCCTTTGGCTTCGCCGCCTTCTTCGGCGCAGCAGCCTTCGGCGCCCACGGGCATGCCGCCTCAGCATCGCGCTTGAAGATGTCCCAGTTCTTCCAGATGTTGAGCAGGTCATCCGGCAGCACCGGCAGGCCATCACCCTTGGGCGGGGTTCGCCAGGTGTAGGGTTTACCGGTACCAGGGTGGATGGAGGGAGGCAGGACGTCCTGAACCAGGCCAGCACGCAGCTCGAAAACCGTGAAGCGCTTGAGGCTATCGGCCAGCGCCTGCATCTTCGCCTGCTGCTCGGTGTCACCCTTCTCTTTCGCCTTCAGGAGTGCAGCCTGGGCCAGCTTGAACTTTGAGCCGTCCGGGTCCTTCTCGTTCGGCCAGCTCAGCGAGTGACGGCTGAGGTCGAACCCTTCCGGCACCCGGAACAGCACACGGAAGCGCTCGGGGTTGCCAACCACGGTGGGGTAAACCACCGGCAGCGCATCCAGGTCCAGGCCGAGGCAGTCCCACAGCACTTGGCGCGTGGATGGCACATCGTCCACGTCCAGCGAGCAAACGCCGCTGGGGCCGAGAACGGCCCCCATGTTGTGATTCGGATTCTTGGTCCAGAAGGCCTCGGCTTTGGCCGCGTCGGTGTAATACCCTCCCGGCCGCTGCCAGGCCTTGCCCTTGGGGATCTTCTCACCGGGCCCGATGGGTACCACGGCCAGGCCGAAGACTTCGATGTAACGCCGCGCCCAGGCGGAGATCGGAGTGGCGTTCCCTGCCTGACTCATCGGCGAACCTCGTTCAGCCGCTGGCAGTCGACGCAGTACTCACACCCTGGAACGGCGAGGCGGCGCGCTGCCGGGATATCGTCACCACACCAGCCACAGTGAGTAGCGCTGATGGTATGGGCCGGCGCCGGCCGCTGGCGGGCGGCGATGAGGGAAGCGCGCTCAATCTCTTCGCGCTCCGCAGCCAAGTCGAGGTTATCAGCCATTGGCTTTTACCTCCTCCAGCCGACGCTCCATCGACTGCCGCGCGCCCGCCATGATGCCGAGGACGGCGCGGATGACGTTGGCACCGTGGAACTCCAGATCGACAACCTCGTGGGGCTCCCATTTGTTGTCGTCGGCGCCCTTCTGCAGGCTGGCCACGAACTCACCTTCACGCTGCAGCAACTCGCCGACAGCCTTGAGCGCTGAGCCCGTAGCCTCGACAGCCTCCGGTCGATACCAGACCGCCCCAGCCGGGCGCATCAGCGCATCGAGCAGACGCGAATCCTTGGTGAGGCGGATGATCTCTTCGAGCTCATCCGGCGTCGGCCACCGGCGCTCCTCGTCAAGCTTGAGTTTCTTCTGGAGGTCCTCATAGGGGAGAACCATTTCATGGGCAAGGGAAGTAAGCCCTCCCTTGTAGTCGCGCCCTGCGCGGTACAGCGCCTGGCGGAGATCGAAAACCGGACCGGCGTCCGGCAGCAGGTCTTTGCGGCTCATAATGTTAGGAACCCCCAGCGGCCGGTTCGCAGCGGGTCTCCCCGCTCCGTCGCCGAACCGCTTGTGTGCTGTGCTTCCTACACCAAACCGGCAAAGTCAGAGATTGCCGGTCTGGCACCTATCGCATCAGGGGTCAGAGATCCTGATGCGTCTGTACCGAAAGTCGCCAGTTAACGACATAGCCAGGACGGAAGGTATTCCCCTACTATTCCGGCTACGGCGTCTCGATGCCTCCTCACAAGTGCTGTGCGGGCATCGAGCGTCGTTGCCAACCGAGGTGTCAGAGTCTCGATTGGCGCCGCCAGGAGGGGGTGTCAGAGTCCCTTTCTGGCGGAGATGCGGCTTGAGCTCTTCCCATGTGCTGGGGGTCCATGCCGTATCACCCCGCCGGCGCGGGGTGTCAGAGTCCCGCGCCGGCACCCTTCGAACTAGGCCACCTTCTTAGCGGCGATGCCTTGTTCCGTGATTCCGAAATGCTCGAGCACATCAGCGAGAGAAACCTTCCCCTCACTCTCACGCACCAAAGCCTTGATCAGCGTGACGCTTGGATCCTTGCTCGCGTACTTCACATGGAGCAGCAAGTAGTTCAACGCAATGCCACAGCGCCCCGCATATGCAGCAGCACCCTCAGCATCCTGCTTTTCAATGTATTCACGCAGTTTCATGTGCAAGCCCTCGGGCCGATTTCATTAACCCAAAGGGTTAAATGTACCTGTCACCAGCAAGGATATTCACCTTTAAGGTTAAGAGCAAGACACTTCAAGGATGAAAATTTCAAACACTCGATTATCGAATCTCCGCAGGCTGATGACTGAACGGAAGCTGCGCGGAACAGATTTGGCCCAGCTGCTCGGCAAGTCTGATGCCCAGGTGAGCGCATTTGCCGGCAAGACTCCGAGAAAAGGGATCGGTGATCAGATCGCGCGCGAGATAGAGCAGGTTCTTGATTTACCTACAGGCTATTTAGACGTCCCCGTAACTGTTGACGAGCAAGGGAACGCAGTAGTACTCGGCACTACAGGGAGAAAACTGCCAGTGATTGGCTCTGTTGCAGCAGGGGTTTGGTGCGAGGCCATCGACCTTTTCCAGCCAGGCGACGCGGAAGAATGGATTGAAGCACCCGGCCCAGTGGGACCTCACGCTTTCATCCTCCGCATCGATGGCTTCAGCATGATTCCCAAGTTCCAAGAAGGCGACAAGGTTGTCATAGACCCTGACCTAGACGCTCAGCCAGGACACTTTGTGGTGGCAAAGCGGGCGCATGACAAGGCTGTCACATTCAAGCAACTGCGAAAGGAAGGCGAAGAGTTCTACCTCTACGCCCTCAATCCAGATTGGCCAGAGCGGATCATCCGGCTCACCGAAGAATGGCACCTGTGTGGCCGAGCCAGGTGGAAAATTACCGATCTTTAACCCTTCCCCCAAGCCCGCCTCTCGCGGGCTTTTTTACGCCCCGGCATCATTTTTAACCATAAAGGTTAATTTCAATCTTGACTACTTAACCGCAAGGGTTAATATCAGCCTCGTACCCACCTCTGACCCCTGGAGTACGAGACATGCAATCAGCACAGCACATGACCAAAGCCCGCTGCCAGGTGTATCTGCACCCGGCAGCGGCCACCAGCCCCGCCGCTGTTGAGGCCATTCAGGCCCAAACCGGCCTTCTGGTGATCGTTGGCACCTCCCAGCGCGCCTGCCTGACCCAGCCGCGCCCTGTCGCCCCCAGCACGGAGGCCGACAGCGGCCCGTGGGGAGGTGCCGCGTGAACGACTTCACCATCTCCCTCGCCACGCACGAACTGCTCCACCACATGATCCAGGTGGGCGGCTTGGCAGTCTGCAAACTGGAACGGGAGGCCTCCGCCATCACCGCAAACTTCGAGGTCCTGCTCGAAGGCGATACCACTCGCGTCAAGGTCCTGATCGGCGACTACAACGGCGAGATCAACCTGGTGAGCGGCTTCCCGTCCAACCACATCAAGCTGCGCAACTTCCTCGAAGACATCGCCAATGGCCGAGTCGAATCCGGCCGCCCGCGCGATCCACTCCCCTCCGCACTGGCCATGACCAGCGAAGACCACGCGAAGATCGAATCGGTGATCGCATGCGGCGGGTACAGGAAGCTGGCCACAGGTCACGTCATCACCGTGCATCGGCGGCCGTCCGGCGGAACAGCAATGGTTGTTTCGGAACATAGCGAGTCGCTCCTCGTTTCCGGATCAGTGAACGACCTGTTGTTGGCAGTGGTCGAGCACGTCGAAAGCCATCTCGAAGCCTGAGGTCCGAGCCATGAATCGGACCATTCGTGAGGCAGCAGCCGTCCTCGGCCAAGGTGAGCGAGCACTGCGCGACCGCCTGCGGGCTGACAAGGTGCTGAATCAGGACGGCACGCTCGCCGCCCAGCACATCGGCAAAGGCCATCTGTTCATGGATCCACGCGCGACCTGGAACAAGCAGACCGGCCGCTACCGCCATTACAGCGTGGTGATGGTCACCGAGGCCGGTATCGACTGGCTGGCCAAGCGCCTCGGCATCTCGATCACCGTTACTCCGCACAAGGATCACGTGGCATGAGCGCATCGAACCCCATCACCGACGCAGTGGGTGCGCTCCGCCTGGTCGGCATGCACTTCACCGCGCCTACCGCCTACCCGGCCGACGCCCTTCAGGACGCCGCCGCAGAGTGCATCGAGCGCCTGTCCGCCATCCCGCAGGCTTCCATCGACCTGGGCGTGCTGTACGCCAAGCTGTTCGCCATCACCCCGCGCGGCTGGCTCCCGCACGTCACGCTGACCACGGACAAGGACCGTCCCTACGGCGCCGTGGTCACCGATGAAGCTGGCAACGTCGCCGCCCGCGACACCGGCAAGACCATCGAAGGGCTGGTCGCACTGATCCGGGCACGGCTCCCGGCGGGGCGCGGGGAGGCGCCGTGACCACCATCGAGCAACTGTTCAAGCAGTGGGGCACCGCCACGCTGACGCTGGAGCAGGTCCGCGCGACCTACTTCCCGCACATCAAGACCGAGAAGCGCCTGCGCGCACTGATCAAGAGCCGCGAGGTGACCCTCACCACCCGCACGCTCACCACGTCCCGCCGGGAAAAGCCGGTGGTGTACCTGCAGGACCTGGCCGAGTTCCTCGACGCCCAGTCCACGCAGGCAGCCTGAAGCAAAGCGCCCCAGCGCACCTGGGTGGATCAGCAGGAGGAGTGGCAGCCATGTAACCGCAGCAACGGAGCAGGACGGCACACCCGGACCGCGCTCGAATCGCTCACATAAGGCGGCTTGTGATGAGCAGGAGGGCCCGCCATCGGGCCTTCCCCATAGCCCTCTCGACGGGAGGGTTATGGGGAACCAACAACAACCACTGAGGCACAGCACATGAAGAAGACTGATGTGGCCGACTTCCTCGGCTCACTGAATGCCGGCGTGTTCGCCAACCAAATCGGGGCAGCACTCTCGGACGTCGGGTCCGGCGTCGTCGAGTTTGGCAAGAAAGGCAAGGTCACCATCACCCTGGAGATGAGCCGGGTCGGCGAATCCAACCAGGTGAACATCAGCCACCGGCTCGACTACAAGGTGCCGACCAAGCGCGGCAGCCGCAGCGAAGACACGGCGCTCGACACGCCGATGTACGTCACCCCGGAAGGCCTGGAGCTGTTCCAGACCAACCCCACCGCCCAGCTCTTCAAGGAGAGCGAAACCCCCGTCCACCCGCGGTAACTCTGACCTCAACCGCACCTCAACCAAGGAACACAGCACATGAAAGAAGCTCTGCAACTGCTACTGGCCAACGCCGTCGCTGCCGCCAGTGTCCGCATCGAGGGCACCACCGGGGCCTTCGCCGTTGTACCGGAAGGCTACAAGCTCCAGAGCATGGAGAAGCTCCACGCCAACCGCGACCGCTTCCGCGGCGCCCTGAGCACCTCCTCGCTGGCCGACTTCGTCACCTACGTGAAGGACCGCGCGGACCAAGCCACTCACGGCTTCGTCGACAAGGACAACATGACCTGCCGCGTGATCTTCAACCTGGGCGACTCGGCACTGGCTGGCCACGCCGATGACATCGCCACGCTGCGCCTTGAGCCGACAGCCGCCTATGCCGCACTCCAACGCATCGCCGGCAAGACCCTGTCGCAGAAGGACTTGGCCGAGTGGATGGAGGACTGGCGCGACTTCCTGGAGGCCGTCACCCCGTCTGACGAGTCGATGCCCATCGCCCAGGCCATCGCCGCGGTGCGCAACATCACCATCAAGGCGACCTCCGAGCGCAACAACGTCGAAGGCAACTTCAACGCCGCCCGCAGCGCCATGGACAGGATCGAGGCCGACAGCCAGGACACCCTGCCGGGCTCGCTGATCTTCTCCTGCGCGCCGTTCGAGGGTCTGCCGCTGCGCAACTTCGTCCTGCGCCTGTCGGTGCTGACCGGCAACGACAAGCCGGTGCTGAAGCCGCGCTGGGTGGCCGAGGAGCAGGGCTGCGAAGAGATCGCGCAGGAGTTCAAGGACCTGCTCGCGGCTGACATCGCCGACGCCACCACTCTGACCATCGGCACTTTCGAGCTGGGCGCCTAACAGCTTCCAACTGCAACACCCCGCCGCCGGACTCTGACAGCTATTCCCGGCGGCGGGCTCTACAGAGGACACAGCACATGCAAGCCATCAACAGCTACGGACTGATCATCGTCCTGCTTCTCGCCTCCATCATCCAGGTCTTCAGCGGCTGGATCATCTCCCTGCGCTCCGAAGCCAAGGGCTACGACAAAGGTTACGACGACGCCAAGCGCGGGAACGCGCCGCACATCGAGGCCCTGCACGAGGACCTGGCGCTGCTCCGCAGCCGCCTGCGCCTGGCAGAAGCGGAGCACACCAAGGACCGCGAGAACCTGATGCAGGACTGCGATAAGCGGATCGCTCACTACTCCCGCCAGGCTAACCCCTTCACGGAAGAGGACGCGGCCGGGCTGATGAAGACCGCAGGCCAACTACGCCGCGCCAATGAGTTGTTCGAGCACCTGGGCGCAACGACGGAGGCTGATTACGCCTTCTCCGCCAGCAACCACGCCACGGTCATGGCCGGGCGCATCCGGGAAGCCATTGCCGCAGCCAACGAAGGCGCACCGTCTGTTCAGCCGGAAGGAGCCGCAGCATGAGAAGCGTCCTTGTTCACGGCCCGCAGATGTGCGGTAAGACCCGCAACCGCGATGCCATTGCCGCCGCCTACGGCCTGGCGAACATTCTGGACGACTGGCAGCCGGGCCAGCGCGTCCCGCAGGCCGACACGCTGATCCTCACGAATGCACCGCGCAGCCAGTTCGACCGGCTCCCAACCAGCATTGCGGTCGTCCCCTACCACAAGGCAAAAGGAGCGCAGGCATGAGCTGGATCCTCACCTTCACCGGCAAGCGCTTCGACCTGTTCGAACCAACCCCGGACATGATCTGTCCGCACGACATCGCCCAGGCTCTCGGCACCATCGCGCGCTTTAACGGCCACACCCGGGACCACTACACAGTCGCGCAGCACAGCGTGCTTGTGTCCCGCCTGGTGCCCAAGGAACACGAACTGGTGGCGCTGCTGCATGACGCCACCGAGGCCTACATCGGCGACATGGTCCGGCCGCTCAAGCAATTCATGCCAGCCTTCTGCGATGTCGAGGCCCGCATCTGGTCTGCCATCTGCCAGCGCTTCGAGCTGGACGAAGAGCTGCCCGAGTGTGTGAAGCACGCCGACCTGGTCGCATTGGCCACCGAGCGACGGGATCTGATGCCGGCACACCCGGCTTCCTGGGAGTGTCTGGAAGGCATCGAACCGCTGGAGGCGCGCATCGACCTCTGGCCACCCCATCTCGCTCGCTGGCAGTTCCACCAGCGCCTGCAGGGCCTGCTGATCGAGCGCCTGCGCGGGCAAGCTCCGATGCTCCACGCCTCCCCCGACTGCAAGGGCTTCACCACGCCCTTGAAGGGGGACGCATGACCTCCTTCCGCACAATCAAGCCGAACGATGCCCAGCGCGCGCTACCGTTCCAGCGCGAGCTGTACGTCGACCTGTTCGCCGGGCTCGGCGGCGCGAGCAGCGGAGGCCGCAAGGCCTACCGCGACCCGGACATCGCCATCAACCACAACCCCGTGGCCATCGCCGTGTACAAGGCGAACCACCCCACCACCAGGACCTTCATCACTGACGTCTTCGACGTCGATCCGCTGGAGGCCACCCGCGGCCAGCCCGTTGCCATCCTGTGGGCTTCCCCGGATTGCCGCCATTTCAGCAAGGCCAAGGGCGCAGCCCCACGCAGTCCGCAAGTTCGCTCCCTGGCTTGGGTAGTTGTGCGCTGGGTACATGCCACCAGGCCGCGCCTGTTCCTGCTCGAAAACGTCGAAGAGTTCCAGAAATGGGGCCCGCTCGACGAGCACGGCCAGCCGATCAAGACCGAGGAAGGCCGCACCTTCAAGGCGTTCGTGGCCTGCCTCACCAGCGGCCTGCCAGCTGACCACCCGGATATGCCGGAAATCATGGCGGCCATCGGCATGTGGGTACCGCAGAGCGCCCTGGTCCGCGGCCTGGGTTGCAACGTGGAGTGGCGCGAGCGCCGCGCCTCGAATGCCGGCGCACCGACCATCCGCAAACGCCTGTTCATGATCGGACGCACCGATGGTCGCCCCATCGTCTGGACCACCCCGAAGCGGCACGAAAAACCGAAGTCTGGACAGGCACCGTGGCGTACCGCTGCGGAGTGCATCGACTGGAGCGACCTGGGCAAGAGCATGATCGACCGGAAGCGCCCCCACGTGGACAACACCTGCCGACGCGTGGCCAAGGGCTTCTGGCGCCACACGGTCATGGCGGACAAACCCTTCTTCGTGCCGATGGACCAAGGCCACCTTGCCGCAGCCAATCTCACCGAGTTCGCCAACGCGAGCAACCAGCGCACCTTCAGCGCCGCCGAACCGCTGCGCACCCAGGTCGCCCAGGTGAAGGGCGGGCACTTCGCCCTCTCTGCCGCCACGCTGATTCAGACAGGGTACGGGGAGCGCCCAGGCCAGCAACCGCGAGCGCCTGGACTCCACAAGCCGCTGGGCACCGTCGTGGCTGGAGGCTGCAAGCACGCACTGGTCACCGCAATGGTTGTTGGCGCTGGCGGTCCGAGCTACAGCGGCAAGCCGCAGGCAGTTACCCAGCCCGTAGGCACGCTTCTGCCCTCGAACCATAGAGCTGTTGCAGCCTGCCATTTCGAGCAGGCCAATGGAGGGTTCTACGACGGCGCGGGCCGCGCTGCCGACGCGCCGCTCAGCACCATTACGCAGGCGGGCTCCAACCAGCGCCTGGCCAGCGCCTACCTGGTGAAGTTCTACAGCACTGGCGGGCAATGGCAGGACCTGGCCGAGCCAATGCACACAGTCCCCACAAAGGACCGCATGGCTCTGGTCACCGTTGTCCAGGTCCCAGCCGCCATCCTCCCGCCCGAGCTGATGGAGAAGGCCCGGAAGTGCGCTGCCTTCCTGCACAAGCACCTGCCAGAGCACTTCCCGCAATTGGTCGACCTGGTGCTGCTGGGTGACTACGTCCTCGTCGATTTCACCCTGCGCATGCTCAAGCCCGTAGAGCTGAAAATCGCCCAGGGCTTTGACCCGGACTACATCACCGACTGGGGATGGTTCGAGGACAAAGCCACCGGTGAGCTGGTGCGCAAGAACGTCAACAACACCGACCAGATCAAGCTCATCGGCAACAGCGTCAGCCCCTACGAATCAGAGGACCTGATCGCAGCCAACGCCGCCGACCTGATCGACCTGTATAGGAGCGAGGCTGCATGAGCACCTTTGAAGTAGTCGGCGGAAGTGACCGCCGCAGCCTGATCAAACGGTTCGAGCGGAAGAGTAAGCACGACGCCGTCAGCCAGCTGGTCGACTTTCACCTGCTGAATTGCACGCGGATCGAGAAGCTGGAGGCCGAACTAGAGGCACTGCGAAGCCAGGCCAGCACATACACCGATATCCGCGTGCAGCTGAGGCAGGCCCAAAAGGCTGCTGAGCTGGAGCGTCAGATTCAGAACGCGGCCCGAGACCTACCCGGAGCCTGGTTAATCCAGCTCTGCGTGGAGCAAGGCGCAGGCTGGGTTGATCTCTTTGATGACGACGGCTGCAAGATCGACTTTCCGGACAGCTGCGATGGTCTAGCTACCAGTGTGAAGGATGCCGTGGAGCACGCAATCTGCGCATCCAAGGCAGGCGCACCGTGAGCTGCATGATCACCTACACCACCAGCCGGGCACCTGGCGCAGAGGACCGCGCACTCACGCGCGGCACCCTGCCCCGCCGCCCTGTCGGCTGGCTGGCAAGCGTCTGGATGCTTGCTCCTAACGGCGAGAAGACCACCCACTCTTTCAACGTCCCTTCCTGCATGGCGGCCGACCTGGTACCGGCCATTGGCGAGCGCATTGACGCCCTCGCCGCAGAGAACGGGAACACCTGCACTCAGTTCGGCTGGTCCGCCAGCGCCCACGGCACCAGGAAGCCGCGGAAGAGAGGCTCTCGATGAATCAGACAACCAACGCCCCTATCGTCTTCCTGGCGCTGCCGGAAGTGAAACGCCGGACCGGCATGGGGACCACCTACATCTATACCGAAATGAATGCTGGCCGATTCCCGGTGGCGGTCAAAGTCGGTAGGCGCGCAACCCGTTGGATCGAAGCAGAAGTGCAGGACTGGTGCGCTGAGAAAATGGCGGCATCTCGTCAGCAGAACTGTAGAGAAGTAAGGATTTAGGAGGCCATAGCTCCAGAATCACGCATCTCGGTCACTACCCGCTCCCCCAAAAGAATGCCTTCAGGGAACAAAATCGAAGTCTCTTCGTATGCTCGAGCACAACCCGCGACCTCTTCAGGGCGAAAGCGGACCGCAACCCCAACACATTCCGTGAGTGCCTCGATGTGCGCTTGCGGAGCGTGGTCCTTCAACGCGGCGAGAATCCCTGCCTGCCAAGCGGCATCCCCATCTCGGGGCTCCCATGACTCCGTATCGAGAATGAAAAACTCGTTGTTGCGCAGAACCTGAAGCACGAAGGTCGAGCACGTAAGGCCCGAACCAGGCGGTAGTTCCGGCGGCACCAACCCTTCCCGGGTAAGGACCGAGTCCACCACGTACTTGAAGCCGTAAGGGATAGCGCGGCCATTTCGAGAATGGATTGTGATCAAGTGCCGATAGATGTGAAGCATTTCATGCGGGGTGAAATGCTCAAGCGGCACAAGCATGTATTTGGGCGCAATATGGCCCCGATACTCGGCGTCAGTGTTCTTAAAAAAGTAGCAATGCCACGCCAGGTGGTAGATGAGGACATTCTCACCATCCACCACATGAAGACCTAAGTGTCTTTGATCCTCGCTTCCAGAGATGGAAACGCTGACCGTTACCTCTTCACCTTCCATTGGCGCCCCACGAAGTTAACTTTTAATAGACGAGTCTATTAAAGACCGCGCAAGACCCGAGGCGGCAGCCCTTCTTTAGCCACCTTCCCCCTAGCCTCCTCGAGCAGTTGCTTCCAGACCGGCAATGAAGTTTTAGCTCTCCCGGTGGCCCGGAGCACACTAATCAACATCTCAGCTGAAATATCAGACGGCTTTACTCGAGATAGCATGCTACCCACCCGATGAACATCGGAAGAGTCGAGTGCATCTTCTACATAATTGAACAGCTCATCCAGCGCCTCGCGAGTACGCTTACTTGCAGCCAACTGCTTGAACTTTGAATACCAACTTGAAGCTTTCAAATCAACACTATAGGTGCTGGTGGATGTCATGGAAGTTTCAGGAGTTTCATACTGAAAACTCCTTCTTACCCTTGACAACGATTCGGCAACATCAGCTAAAGCGAGTACGACTGAGGCCTCCATCGCAGCGCCCAACTGATATCGAAGCCCCGCATAAACCCCTGGCCCATTCGCAGGCCACGGAGCCGCGACTGGTAGGGTGTGCTGCTCAACCAGTAGGGCAGTCACCTTACCCAACATGCTGTTTGTCAGTACGTTAGACGGCGGCGTCGTCTCGGAATCATAAGGACTCTCTTCAAAGGTCCTATAATTCCCAAGAATATGCTGTTCTTCTAAAGAAAAAGTTCGTGCTCCGCAGTTCATACCGCCCCCTCCTGCGAAACAGCAATACTTCGAGCCAAGAGATGACTCAAAAGGTCGAGGACCTTTATTTCCTCCGGCACAGAGAACTGCTCAGTCGAGTTAAAGTCAAACTCAAAGCGAACCGCACTTTGCCCTGCAACGTCATACGCAACACCTTGATTATGATCAAGGTGCATAAACTTCATTGTAGCCACAGACCATTTGCCCATCTCATTGATTGGCAGGCCCTGAAATTCTTTTGGCCTATTAATCTGCAACTGAAACTCTTTCATATCAGCTTCAAAGGAAACGAAGGGGAGTAACTCCCTGAGTCCCTCGTAGCCCGCAGCGACATCGGGGACGAGGTGAAGCACAACGCCACCAAATGCTACGCGCCCGACCTTTTCGTCTGCGATTGCGCTGAGGAAAGGAATCAACCTTTCTCCCGCCATTTTAAAGGAGCCGCCATCAGGCATCGCCATGACTGCTTCTTGCATTGGGGCACTGTAGATAAGGTCAATTCGGCTTGGCTGAGAGACGACCGACAGCCGGCCTTCCTCCCAATCCACCTCTTCTGTGGTGGATCGCAGCTGCGGCCGATTGGTTACGGTTTCAGGCTCCATTCCAGTGAGCTCTTTCATGCTTTTGAAGCGCTCGACTGCCTCGTCCGCCAAACCAATAAAGGTGAACCGTAGAACCTCAACCTGCCATTCGCGTGCAGCCATCTTGGTCGCATCCCAGCCAAAAAAATTGCAGCCTCCATCGGCCGCGGGCGAATCGTATCAGCCCGCCTCTTGCCTCGCATAGAGGCAAACGGCCGGCTCTAAACCATACAGACCTTAAACTTGGCCCCCAGTCTGATTTTTTTCAAGAGGCCAAGATCAACATAGGCAGAAATTGAGCCCTGCTGAGCTTTGCAGCTCATTTCAGCGAACCCGACGAACTGGCGGCGCAGCCTTCTTCTCCTGCTCGTCGAGGTAGTCGGCCCAGGCCTGCATCATCTTGCGCCGCTCCTCGACATACTCCGCATGGTTGTAGGACCCACTGGTCTTGTCCGGGTCCGCGTGCGAGAGCTGCGAATCCACCCACTTCTGCTTGAACCCCATCTCATTCAGCGCCGTGGAGATCGTGCCGCGCAGGCCGTGCCCAGTGAGCTTGCCGTCCAGCCCCATCCGCTTGATCGCTTGGTTGATGGTGTTCTCGCTCATCATGACGTGCGGATCGTTCCGACCAGGAAACAGGAAGGGGTAACGCCCCGAGCGCTTCAGGCAGCGCTCCACGACCGCCATTGCCTGCGTGGAAAGCGGCACGATGTAGTCGGGCACATCCTCACCATCACGGCGCACCTTGCCCCGTAGCTGCTTCACGCGCGTGGGCGGCACGGTCCAGATGCCCGTGTCCAGGTTGAAGTCTCCCGGCCCGGCCTTGCGCAGCTCGATGGTGCGGACCGCCGTGTACAGCATCAGCCAGACGGCATCCTGGGTGACTGGACTGCCGCCGTAGTAACGCAGCTTGGCCAGCAGCTCGGGCAGGTCCTCGCCCTGGTGCGACAGGATAGGGTTGTGCCGCACCGGCGGCGCCTCGGCAGCGAGGATATCCAGGTCGGAGGCCGGGTTGTCTTCTCGCCACCCCTTGGCGATGCCATAGCGGCAGATCTGCCGCAGCCAGCTCCGGGCCTTCTCGGCGATGTTCAGGGCGCCACGCTCCTCGATGCGCGCGACCACGGCCACCAGGTCGCGCCGATGCACCTCAGCGAATGGCATCGCCCCGACGAATGGCAGGATGTCATTGTCCAGCACACGACGCGATTGAGCCCCACTCCCCTGTCGACTGTCGTCCGCCCAGCGCCCAGTTTTGAAGTCATGCCACTTGTCGGAAACAGACCTGAACGTCTCCACCTGGGCCTGCTTCGAGTCGGGGCGATGGGTACCGCGGGGGTCGATTCCGTTCGCCACCTTGGCGCGCGCTTCGTCGCGGCGACCTCGGGCATCCCTGAGCGACAGCTCGGGATAGGTGCCCAGCGACACGCGCTGCTGCTTGCCCTCCCAGCTGAAGCGGAAGTGCCACGCCTTGGTGCCTTTGACGGACACGAACAGGGAGAGGCCGTCGGCGTCGGTCAGGCTGTAATTCTTCTCGCGCGGCTTGGCTTGGCGGACTGCGGTATCGGTGAGGGGCAT